CTAAATTTGACTTTAATACATCTCCAGCCGCATCAGCTATGGGTTTTAGTATGTTATCGTCTATCCAATCATCTGCTCCCGTAGCAGCAAGCGCAACTGCTGTACCTCCCCCAATTAAAATAGCTGTGGTGAGGCTTGCCCCTGCCGTTGCCGCCACTCCCCCTGCTAATAAAGGCCCAATTATTATTGCCACTATAGTCTCCGAAACTCAGCTAATGAATCTTCACCAATTTTTATGTACGCACGGTAACCACCGGAGTCTAACTGCACCACGTCTATATCAGTGTCAGTGTCTTTAGTTTTGTTATACCACACTTTGAACGCAGATAAATATTCTTTTGCATCAAAATCTGCTCGGTACAATTCAATATTCTTTTTTTGTAAATACGCTAGGTATTTTAAACCGTTACGCACAAAATTCTGCGCAGTATCTAGGTTCATTGCTCGCCCTAACATAGTATTTTTGTATTTGCCCGTACCACGATGCCCTATAAATACTGTGTTGCCAATTTGTATCTGGTCTGTATTAGGACGTGCTAACTCTTCTGCAAGAGCTGCAATAACATTACCCACAGGTTTTCCTGTATTGTTTAACTCAGACGCAGCGGTCATTATAATTTCAGGAGCCTGAAGAGGCTGTTGTTTACTATCTACAACTGTAACCATTAAATACACTCCAATAGGTGTTTAGTTAGAAAGTTCATTAAGAGTTACTCACATATTGTATTTCTACCGAAGCTGAAGGTAGCCCGGGATGAGGCGAGCTAGCAGCCTCTGTGTGTAAGTTAAGCTGTGTGCTTCCAGTAGACCAATATATCTCAATATAATCCCCACCAGCAAGATCTGCCGAAAAACCCCAATGAATTACGTCGTCATCACTACCTTTCACATCAAACCTATGTCCAGAATAAGCTATAGCAGCGCCATTTTTCTGTTCCCAAACAGTCACAGGGGTGTCACTAGAGTTATTATTTTCTAATTGTAATGTAACACCAAAATGATATGTGCCAGGATGTGTTACATTTAAACGACTATTGTTAGAAAGAGTTATTCCACTATTGTAGGTTGTTTGATTAAAGGTAACCGCATAACCTGTATTTGTAGATGTTGCTGTTTGATCTGCTCTACTATGAAAGGCGGCTCGTGGAGTATAAATAAATCTACCACCATTATCGGTTGTAAGCACTGCGGATAAAACAGAAACAAGCCTGTTAAAAAACAAACGCAATACATTATCTTTTTGATCTAAATACGGACGACTGTATTCTACCGGAGCAAGGGGTAGTGCTGGAGGTTCGGGACGGTCTAACTCATTAGACATTAACGTCTCCCATCAGGGCGAATATCTATTCTTGGAACACCAAGCTGCCATTGCACACCAAGAGCATCAGATTCTATTTTAAATGACATCTGCCGTCCACGTACTCGAGTGTTTATTTGCCCTGTAAACGCTTCAACAGGAGCAGTAGCTGAACGTGTAACCGCAGCAGCGTTAACTCCTCCTTCAGATGTAGGACTATTGTAACCAGAGCCTGAAGAGGCAAGAGGTAAAAGTGTCATAGTTGCAGCGGGAGCAGTTACTGTGGACCCATTGAACGTAACGTCAGGCAGTACACGCCAAACAAAAGCAAATCTATCTCCATTCTCTATATCAAATTGCGTAGAAGTTATGTATGCGGATATAGCAGCAGGTGTACCTGTTTCGTTGTCGTCTACCCCACTTTCATGGTATACTAAGTTGTTAGTGTATGTAGCAGCAATTGGTGTTGCGATTAAATCAGAGTCTAACCATGCAGTTCTTCCCATCGTTCCGTAATACCATATGTTTTGCACATAATTATATACAACATAACGATCAATTTGTTCTGAACTAGCAGAACAATAAAACCACCAGATTTCATTAAACTGTTCGTTAGTCCCTGCGTGCACCTGTTGGTATTGTTCTGCATTAAAATCGTTAAACACATGGCGTCTAACCGTGCAGGGTAGTGGTTGCACTCTACCATCATACATATAAAACTTATCAAGACCCATCCAAAAAGATATTCCCGACGAGTATGCTGTAGCATTTTGAGACGCGATAGATATGTTGGCCCCAAGAAGCTGTGTGCTCCATATACCACTACCAAAACCCACATACTGCATTGAATATAACGCTGTGTCAGTCCACACCAAGATTTCCTGACGAGACTGCCTAGCTGTTATTATTTCGCTTCCTTCAGATAGCCGAATATCTCCCGCTTGGTTTGTATCTGAAGGAGTCCAATTAGTAACATCTTCTTGGTCAGACCAACGTATAAGTAAAGGATCTTGTGTAGAAGTACCTAAAGTGTTTGCACCAAAACAAAAAACAAACCGACTAGTATCTGAGATAAGGATATAATTTTGCACTGTCGGTACATTCGACGCGCCCCCCAGTGAAGATACTAAAACTCCACGTGTATTTGTTCCGTTAGTAGCATCCCAATAATAAAGTGCTCCCCCACGAGGACCAAAAACTAAGTCTTCTCCAAAATTAGATTGGCTCCAAACACGTATGCTATCTAGAGCAGTCGCTACATATCCACCAATACCCCACGCACCATCGCTCCATGTGCTAGCTCCCCACCCAACAACGGGCACAACAACAGAGGGTCCAGTATTTATTTGGTATGTGCCAACAGTTGACGATCCTCCATTGCCAGTATCAGACGAATTAGCTGTGGCTGTGGCTGTTATAGTGTAAGAGTTTGCATTTGGTACTGTTTTAACTTGATACTCTTGGTTTAGCACTCCTGCAGTAATATTACCTCCAAGGCTAACTGCACCGCTAAAGGTAACAAAATCATTTACTATAGCCCCGTGAGAAGTATCAGTTATTGTTATAGTTGCAGAGCCATTGGTGGCTGCAAAGGTTACATCTCCTGCCGCAGTAGTTGCACGTATAGGGGTTACGTCGTTATACGCACCGCCTTTCTTTAGATAATATTTTAAACTAGTACCTACGCTAGTAAGTGTATCTCCATCTAAGACCACCCAGTTAAACAAAGAACGACATGTTCCCTGAAATGTTGCTTCTGTAACGCGCTCCCAACCACCAATTTTTTCTGGATAACCCGCTCGAAAACGTACCTTATCCATTTCATACCAGCCACCTTCATTGCTATACACAGTAGACTCTTTGTCTATTCCCGGTTTAAATTTTAATTGTTGTAGTGGCATTGTATAATCCTACATAGAAGCGCCAGATAAAGGCACAGAAGTTACAGAGATCTTAATGTTTTGTTTTAATTTCAACGCTGCGCCACAGTCAGAACAAGTATCCGCAGTTAACTCCGCTTCGTCCAAATCGTACCCACAATGCTGACACACTATCTCTACTTCATGCGCGGTATGAATAACACCGTCATCGAGAGCTTCTGCTTCATAACTTGTTTTCATGAGAATCCTCCTTTAGGATAACCATTTATAAATTTTTTTAGTTTCTTCTCTACGGTGTTTTAAACCATTATACCCACCATTAACTCTTTTAGTGATTGTTTTGATGGTATCGTCACTAACACCCTCATCACATATACCCCAGAGTTTGTTTCTGTGAAAGAACCAGATAGCCGATTCCATAGGATACTTAGTGGCAACTAAATCAGGGTCTTCCATTACTTCGGGCAAATCCATGTCCGCCGCGAATTGAGAATAGTTATTTTTTCCAGTGCACTGTAAAAATCCGCGTCCCCGCCACAGGTAGCCCTGTCCAGAATTACCCATCCTGTCACCGTACACACGATCTGCTAGAGCTTGTGGGTTTCGAGCACAGCTTTCGGCATCGCTTTCTGTCTTAAAGTATTTACCAAACACTGCCAGTATAGATTCTTTGCTGTAGTTTAGGTTTTCTTGTGTATAACGAAACGTACCACTCTCGTGCACAAGCTGCCCAAGGAAATGTGCCCCACGCTCTGGATTCAAAGCATAATGGTGACAAATCTTTGTTGCAGTGTTAGGGCCAAACGCACCATCAGGTGTGGCTCCAATCTTTTCCTGTAATGTTTTTAATGCTTCACTCATTTACAACCTCTTTTGATCCACAAACACGCTCATACACCATATCGTCTATGTAAGCCTCTGCCCATTTGTTTTCGGTAAAGGTACAGAATGCCCAGAGGTCATTTACATCCGCATTCAACAAATCAATAATATCTTGTTGCGCAGACACTTGGCCTTGTAGATGTTCTATATCGTGAACGATGTTGCTGATGTACCACACCAAACCAACTAATTGCACCGCCATGGCAAAAACTAAAGCAACTGGTATCTTTAAATCACTCATGTTTACCTCTTAAAAAACTTTTGTATTCCACGCACACCAAATGACGCTGATATGGCGATACCTAAACTGTAAAAATACCAGTCTGGTGCTTTGGAGAGTTGTTCAAAACCGCGATCAACCCAACCCTCTGCACCCGGAATCCAACATAAAATCAACGGAATACTTAAAATAATTACAAAATATTCGTCTTTCCAACTCGATTGAGAACCCTGTGCCATGATGCGCTCCCAGTCTGCAACTGAGGTCTCTTTGCTCATCATTATTTTGGCTTTCGCTTCCGCCTCTGTTAGCTTTAGCTTTGCACTTGCAGCTTGTGCCTGTGACTTCGCATCGAACCAACTTCCTGCTAGATTAGCTATTGGCCCTATCAATGACTGTAGCATTATTCTTCCTCCATCTTAATGCTAGTCTTCTTACTTTCGGCCTTTGCGCTATACGCATTGAAACCCATAAAAGCTGCGACCACACCGGAAGCTGCAATTACATACACACTAGCAATATCTGTAATTAAACTTGCTGCTTTATCAAACCCAAGCACCGAAGCAAGCAATATTATAAATGGATAAATCAACATACCCATCAAAGCAAAACCTGTAAAACGTCGTTCTGCGTTACGTTTGAGGTCACGGTCAATCATCTCAAGTCGTCTATCCTCCAGAGCAATTTTATTCCACTCTGCTTTCTCTATAACGCCATTGTTATTGGTATCTGCTTTTTCAAACTCTGTCATTTTTTGACCTCGTATA